AGCAGTTCTTCGATAGCTGGATCATACCCAGGAGACGTTCTGTTATCTGCTCTTGCCTGCTTAATGTCTTGGACGGTAGAGCTTACATCAACAAGTTCACCATCAGCAGCACCATTCAGATAGTCATTAAATGAGTTATAGGCAGCACTTGAAATCTGTCTATTCTTCCAGAATTGACCCTCAAGAGATGCCTGGATTATCTTAGGATTTGTATTGGCCTTAGCCATCTCAGTCTGGAGGTATTGTGCTCCCTTGTCTCCAGCCCCAGCAGCTTCAGACACAGTAGGAGTCATACTGTCAATATCGTCAATCTCAGGGTTGAGTGGACGATTTGGCATTGGTTGAGTATACGGGGATGGAGTGTCAAAATCATATTTAGTAGACTGAGCAACACCATCATACTTGCTCTGTTGATCCATGATTGCCTGTCTTATCTGACTTCCTTGGGTCTGCCGGGCATTTAGAACGACATTTCCTGGAGCACCTTCTAAGCCTTGCTCCCTTATCTGTAGTTTTGGATCTTGGCTTATATCACCGATTGAAAGACCAACACTATTTTCATTACCAGCAGCAACAGTTAGACGTTGAATGATAGACTTAGCATTAGAAGCATTCTCTCCAGTTCCTTGTGAGATAAGCTGAATCTCGGGGATGGTCTTCCCTTCAAATGCTGGATTACTCTGGGCATTTGCCATTACATCATTCACACTTTCACCAGTCAGAATCTCACCAGGTAGTGAAACCTTAGAAGTTCCAAGCGCAATCTTCTTAGCAGCTAAACCACCACTCTTGATTGAGTCCATACCGTTTCCAATAGCTTCAGGAGCGTCAAGAACCATTGGAATTGCTGCTCCCACAACACCACCAGTCAGAGCACCACCCTTAAGGTTCTGTGCTAAGTGGTTTGCGTATGTATCACCTGGAGCAACTGGAGTAGTAGCAGCATTCAGAGCACCATAGCCAGTTCCACCTACAACTCCACCCAAGCCAGATGAAGCAGCACGACCAAGATAGGAACTTGCTTGAGGCAGATAGCTGTTAATACCACCAATTAGAGAGTTAAGACCTGTAGCCTGACCTAAAGCAGCACCAGAAACCATAGATCCAGCAGTCTTAATAGCATCTCCAACACCACCTAAATCATAACCCTGTTGATTTGATGGAAGTCCTAATGCCTGTGGAGCACCACTGATAAGCTCATTCCCGTATGACTGGAGATTATTTACAGTCTGTCCAGCAGCTTGAGCACCAGGAAGGCCAGTGTGAGAATAGGCACCAAGAACAGCCTGAGCAGGAGCGGTAAGACCAATCAGACCAATAGAAGAGAGCCGATTTGCCATAGCTGTTGCCCTGTTCCAGGCAGAAGGTTGTTGATTTGCCTGAGACTGACCGTATGAAGTGCCCAATCTTGCAGCACCAGCATCATTGTATTGTGGATTGTTAGCACCAACAGCACCACTTGACGGAACTAAATCATCAAACAGGCCAGCTTGCTTAGATTGTTGTGGAACTAAATCATCAAATAAACCCATATCTTACAACTTTCCAGTTAAATCAAATCCATGTGCTTTGGCTCTTGCTAATACTGCTGCTCTTGGTGCTCCCTGGGCAATAGCTGTCTTAGCATCTGAGAGAACAGAGTTTAGAGCACCTGGAGCCTGCGCAGATGGTGCCTGACCTGGTGCCTGTCCACCCTGACCAGCTCCAGCAGCATCAAAGGCAGGCAGAAGACCACTGGTGGAGCCTCCATGAAGTGCTGAATAGACCTGTTGAGCCTTGCTTGTAAGGAGACTTGTTCCTGGATCAAGCTGTCCATACATTGCCTTACGTTGACTCTCTACCGCTCCAGTCTGACCCTGAAGAAGATCCGAGTAAGCTTGATAAACCCTCTGTTTACGAGCCTGAGTATCACTGTAAGATAGGGTCTTCATGTCTCTGATAACTTCGTTTTCTCCTGGAGGTCCACCCTTAAAACTACGTGCCATTTCATTTAGAGTTGCGCTATGTGCAGCATCCCAAGCATTCCGAGCATTGTTTCCTGTGACGGCATTTTCAGTAGCGTTCAGAGCGCTACCAGCCCAGTTAGGAAGCCAATTTCCAGCACCACCAGCAGCCTGATCCGCTCCCATCATTACTCCAATGTGTTCCAGAGTCTTATTAGAACCTTCAGCAATACCACCAGAAGTTCCAGCGTTAGAAGCTCCTAAATCTGCGGTTAACTTCTGAGCACCAGCAATATCAACATCTGGAAAAGCCTGATGAGCAGCAATGAGAAGTTGCGAAGTTTGGGCTCCTCTTCCTGGAAGCTTAAGAGTTCCAGTAGCAACACCTTTCAATGTATTCACTACGCTTGGATCAAGAGTAGCAACAAAGGCAGGACCGACAAGATTTGAGCCAGAGAGAGCATTAACAGCCTGAGACGCCTTAAACGCTTCAATTCTGTTCTGCTGACTCTTTAGATATTCATCCGCCTTATCATGTCTTGCAGTTTCATTATCCTTCTGTTGATTTAGTGTAGCATTTACAGCTTCAAAGTTTTCCTTATCTCTATCTGCAACAGTTTTAGCTTGTTCCGCAAAAGAAGAAACAGCAGCAACGCTATCCTTATTTGTTGGATCATAAGTAGCTGGAAGACCAAAAGCAGAAGGGTCTATACCATCCTGTTTCATCTGTGTTACATAACTTTGATACGCTCCAGGCTTGAGAGCATTTGGAAGTGCCTGAAATGCAGAGAGCATACCGGCCAACTGGGCATGTTGGTTTACCAGAGCAGTTTGTTTCGCCTTCTCACTCTGTAAGTCTGCATCTGTCCACTTACTAACTAATCCATCGGCCAAGTCTCCGCGACCATTAGCAAGCAAGTCCTGGAGAATAGAAGTTCTATCAACAGTGAAGTTGCCGACCTTACCATCTGGACCAACACCAGAATAGGTCTGAACAGCATTAAAGGTAGGATTAGAACCAACAGCCATAGATGTATCACTGGTATTGTGAGCACCAGCAATAGAGGATAGAACCGGATCAGATAGAACCTTTGGATCAGAAGGAGAAGCAGGAGTTAGAGGTGGATAGGACTGGACTGGAGTTCCCACAGGAGCCGCTGGAGTTGAGATGCCATACTTTCCAGCCCTGGCACTGTTCGGATCGACATAGGCACTTGGGCTGTTCTGAGGAGCAGCAGGGTTGGACTGACTGGATAGTGTGTTGTAGTTGACGGGTTGAGCAGGAGTAGTTGTATTAGTCTGACTGGATAGTGAGTTGTAGTTGATAGGCTGCCCTGCCTGGTCTGCTGGAGCCTGTGTGCCCTGCCCTGCTTGGTCTGGAGCCTGGACCACATTGGAACCGGCTGGAGTCCACTTGATAGCCTTCTGTGCAGCCGCTCTTACGAGTGCAGAATCAGTAGCAGCTTGAGCTTGTGCAGCCTGTGTTGCCTGGAGTCCAGCATTATTAGTGTTTGTATAGTTTGTATTTGCTATCATCTGCCCAACCTGAGCAGAAACAAGAGGATTGTAAGGAGCAACAGTAGGCACAACCTCTAATGAGTTTGAACCGAGTCCACCTAATCCGTAGTTACCATATGCCATTTCTTATATCCTCTTTTATGAGCTAAATAATCCCACGATTTGTGATAGTCCTGAACCAGAGTAGCCTGTTTGCTGTCCACCTAAAGAAGAGGTAAAACCATTGATTGCTCCCTCTTGTGCAGAAGCTTTACCTAAAGCCTCTTGTCCCATTACATTACCGATACCAATCTGAGAGTTTCCAACAGAAGTGCTATATTGACTGCCAAGTTGACCTAAACCCTGTGTAGCGGATAAACCTTGTTGGGATAATCCAGACAGTTGGCTATAATTCTGGTTTTGATTTTGTGTAAAGTAGTTACGAGCATTGTTAAACTCATTGGATGCTTGCTGTTCTCCATAGTTGCTCATTGATTTCTGAGAACCACCAGATAAAGCACCACCTCTCACACTATTTGAATTAGAGATAGCACTTAAACCTTGCTGCATATCAAATTGATAACCTGGATCTTGATGGAAATCTGTCTGTGTAAATTGACGACCAAGAGCACCATTAGTTCCAGTCTCATTTGATAACTCTTGATTAGCCTTTGCTCCAGAATTGATATATGGAGTATAATTAGCAGAGTTTGTATTATATACATTCTGAGCAGTGTTTATAGCACTATCATAGCCTCCAGCTTCAGCATTAGCAGCAGTAATAGCTGCACTGTTACCAATGAAACCATCTGCAATTGAGCCCGCAGCGGACGCAATTCCTCCCATGGTTTACTCCTTCTCTTTCAAATAGATATCTAAATCGTGCATTCTTTTATCCTTCTTCCACTTCTTTTCTATAGTTCCAATTTTAGTAAATCCAAGCTTTGCAAGAAACCGATGTGCCAACTCATTATTATCAACAACTGGAGCCATTAGCTTCCTGTATTCTGTATTCTTCCAAATCCATTCCATGCAATGCTTCCCAGTTTCAACAGCATGACCATATACACTTGGTAGATATAAAACATGTGCTTCAACTGTATCTATACTTATTTCTACTAAACCAATTAAACCGGCAAATACATCATGTCTGTAGTTGGCTATATACAGAATGCCATCCATTCTTGGTTGCCATCCTTCAGGCACTTGCCCATCTTCAAACGACCACGCTCTATTATTATCACTTGTTATAACTTTTTTTATTATCTCAATATCTGATTCTATCTCAAAAGAATACATTAGCTAAATTGGACCCCTGAAATGTTTGTATTAATAGAACCACCAGTGCCAGTATTTCCCCAAATCTGATCACCAGGAGTTAGAATATGGTTTACAAGCTCCTGGGCATTATAACTGGAGTTACCAGCTACGGAACTTCCAGAGACAACCTGAGTAGCCGTTGAAGTTACACCACCAGCAGGAACGTAATGGAGAGTAACGCTGGACGCTTGACCAAGAATGTTAGTGCATGTTGCGGCAGTTATTTTTACAAATGTATTAGCTGGACAAGTATAGAGCAACTTTGGAGCCGTTGTAAGTTGACTATTTGTTAAATGTGCTGGTGTTACAGTTGTTAATCCCATATTATACCTAAGAATTGTGTAGTAGCAATTGAGCTACAGTTGTATCATTAGTTGTTAGTGCTGTTTCCTGGTTTGCTACAACAGTATTTACAGTGCTAACTACCTGTTCATTAAAAAAGGAACGCCATGCCGGAGTCATCTGCCCATTAGAGTCAACGACCGGAACATTATGTGGTGGTATTCTGATTATATTTGTCATTTTACTTATTTCCTACAACTGCATCTATCCTTGCGCCTAATAGCGTTAACTTAACTGGATCTGAGCATGTAACACGAAACACTCTATCTCTTGACTGCCCTAAACGTCTCCAGATAGCACGTCTATATCTATCTCCAATTTTACCAATTGATACACTCTTCTCACTTGAGAAGGTATGCCCGCCATCATCTGAATAGGATAGCGAAATATGGGGGTCAGTCCCTATATTAACATAATTCGGCACATTCTCTTGATACTGGAATGATGCTTGATATTCAGTTGGTTTAGATTGTGGAGAGTTCACCGTTACTGTTGCTGAAATAGTAGCTGCTGGAATTGAAATGTATGAGACAGGTATTCCAGTTGTAGTATTTTGAGTTACAGCAGCAAATGGAGCATTGTTGAAGGAAACCGAACCAGTTTGAGGATACAGCAAGCAATAATCTATACTTGTCCCACCAGCAGTTGACAGGTATGGAGTTGGTAGATATGGAGATGCTGAAACAGTCTCAATCTGAGCACCCCAGATTCCAATCATGCTCTTTCCGTTTCCAGAGTATGAAGGAACAGAAGAAGAGGCAGAGTTCAGCAATGAAATCGTAGCAATTCCGGTGCTACTATTTCCAGTAGGAGAATAGCCAACACCTTCATAGTTATAAATTGAGCACCTATAAATGCCATTACCGATTGGTGTAATAGTTCCACCTGATCCACTTACGATTGAACCCGATGATATATTATATACAACAGTATTTGAATAGACTCCGTATTCCGCTTGATCACCCATTCCTAACTGAAGGTATCTGTTTGCATCACCAGCTAAGGCATACACAGAAAACACCTTGAATCCTGGTGAATTGAGCGGATATGTTGTTGAGATTTGATGTAGGGCAAGAGAACTATCTTCAGTCAAGAATGTTCCAGTATTTGAACCATCTGGAGCATAGATTGTGTTTATTCCAGTTGCAACACTGTAGTTCAAGCAAACAATATCATAAAGTGTTATATTTGACTGAATAAAGGTGGATGATAAAGTTAGAGTTACGGTTAATGTTGACAGAGAAGCAACAGAGATAAAGATTGACACAACAGAAGCAGAGCCTAACGGATTGCCCAAATTGGTAATCTGTTGATTCCCACCACCATCATGTGAAATTGAAAGAGTAATTGGCAGAGCACCCCAATAGGTCCCAAAAAGGCCACCGATGTTTAAGGTTCCAGTAAAAGCACCACCACTAAAACCACTATATGTAATCGAACCAGACGTTATCGTTCCAGTTCCGGTTATATTGGCAGTAGCAGCATTACCTGATGTAGCACAAGTTAGCCCAGTTGCTCCATAGGCATAGGCTGGATTTGATACGGTTAGATTGTTTGTGCTGTAAGATGACGGTCTATTTGCCGTAGTAGCAACAGTAACGATTACAGGAGCCCAGGAAGAAGGAACAGCATTGACACCTGTTAATGTCCAGATTCCAGCGTAATTAAAATCATAGGAAGACTGGCATAGATTCTCATGATACGCGGGATAAATTGCAGGGGTGAAGGTCCCCCTCCAGTCAGTCACTGAAATTGAATAGCTTGCCACACTCTCAGAGTAGAAATTAGGGATAGAAAAGGTAGTCTGTGTTCCGTTCCCAGTTCCAAAGTTTGCATAGGTCACGGGCAAAGCAGCAGAATTGATAGTTACCACTCCCGTTGCAGTATTTACCGTGTAGCTATTTGACCAGTTGCTACTATTACCTGTGACGGTTACTGTCCCTGTTGGAAGTGCTGGAAGTCCATCATTTCCAGTCAGTGTATAAGTTGGCCCATTTCCAGCAAGATAGGTATTTGTAGCGGTAGTTGTAGTTACAGCATTTGAATATCCATCTAATACTTGATATCCAGCACCACCCAAACCAACACCAGCTTCTAAGTCAACCTGGAGAGCAGAGTAGAATACCCGATTATAGGAACCGCTAACGTGTGGTGCGGTTCTCATTCTTCTAATTGGCACTCCATTATGTGTATAGTTGCCACCATCAAGCTTGTAGATATTACCAGATTGATAGTCTCCCACTAAATGAATAGAACCAATGCCACTAATAGTAGCGTTAGCATGACAAGACACTAAATCACGTGAGTATGAACCTGAGCTAAAGTAGGCTCTCTCACTCCACATTTGAGCGACAGTGTCATAGCACCAAGTTGTAGTAGATCCAGGAACGTTAAGACAGTAGAAGGAATGTCCACCCTCTTGATAGGTCCAGGCTGTAGCTCCTGAGATGTCTTCAAAGGACTGGAGCCACTGTTCTACAGCATGGTTTGAGATACGGACGCCACGATAGCCCAGAGCCACAAAGACGGCTCCATAGCCTCGATCATCATTGGTGGTCCAGATGAGTTGCCCAGCGACCTGAGCAATGCTGTAGGGAGCGTTACAACCTCCCTCTGCTTCTGCACCTGGGATCTGCTGGAAGGTATTGGAGGTTGAGCTACCACCTGTGTTCTGCCATACACTCAGGCTCCGATTTCCAAAGGCCCAGAGGATGCCATGGTCAGAGATGACCCGAGACACCTGGTCAGAACCCAGATTCACGTTAAAAACGTCCAGGTCAGAGATGTTCAGAGGGTCAGCAGCATAGAAACCAGAGATGGTCTGAGGTTGGGAGAAGAAGAAATAGCCATCCTGGAAAGTGACGAAAGCAGAACCCGCATAGCCTGAAGCAGTGTAGTAAGTAGCCGTTCCTGTTCCAGTTCCAACACCAGTAGCAACAAAGGAAGTTCCTATATTATTGTTAGCGGCTCCAATTGTAGTAAAATTGGTTGTTCCAACAGTAAGAATGGTATACTCATATCCCGACACGAAAGAACCAGCAGCAATAGTTAGACTACTTGGTCCAATTTGGTATATCTTAATAGTTCCTTCTTCAAAGCACAATCCAGCAGTAGAACCATCAACAATAACCACCTGATTGATTAGTCCAGTGTTGGCAATTCCCAAATACATATTAGGAACGCCATCGGCAATTGATACTGGACCTGTTGAAGTCTGAAGATACCCAAGCAGAGTGTGCGTATAGCTGATACCATCTGTTGTAGTTAGATTGTATAGACCATTGCCAGCTACTACATAGATGTAGCCATTAGCTGTATAGTGAATACCTCTGATTGGTGAACGTGGCAGTGAATGAAGAAGAGTTAGACCTGGAGTTGAACAGAGCATTGCTACCTCTTGCTCTTTTCCAGTTCCAATCTCATTCTTTTCGGGATAGAGGTTTATTGTCCGCTCACAATCATAATTCAGTGACTGTAAAGAGTATGTAGGCCCAACAAAGTTTTGGTATTTCAAGTTATATTCCAGTCTTATTCTTTTTATACTTCTCTTGCAAAAGCTGTTACTCCGGCAATAGTTGCTGTTCCACCAGTAATAGCCATTAATGAAATATCAAACCAATATGTAGTTCCAACAATTAGCCCTGTAATGGGATATGAGATGCTAAATCCAGACTTTTGAGCCGCTGTTACGCTGGTTGCTGTTTGTGCAATACCAACCAATGTTCCAATAACAGCAGCACCGTTGACAGGAGCGGTCCCAGTTCCATATCTGATATCTATTGTTGCGCCATCTCCAGCAGTAGCATTAGCCATCTGTCCACTAATTGTTACAATGACTCTTGTGCTCAATACTGGAGTTATAGTTCCACCAGCACCCATCATGACGGCTGTAGTTGAAGTTGTTCCAGTTGGAGAAGCTGCGGTATGGGTAGCCAAAGCTCCAGCAGAAGACAGAATTGCATACCCATTAGCAAGGACAGCCCAACTACCATCACCTCTTAAATACGTTGTATTATTTGGAGTTCCTGTCAGATTTAGAGCACCAATAGGAACAGTTCCATAGCTTATTCCGGCTCCAGATGTATTTATTGTTGGACATGTCACTGAACCAGTAAATATAGGAGAAGAGGCTAAAGAAGCATATGACGAAAATGCAGAGCCAACAGTATTTGCGGGATAGGTTAGAGCAGGGTTATAGCCAATCAGAGAAGCACCAAGGGAATTAGAGGTTGTGCTGGACAGATCGGATTCAACGGCAGCATAGGCGCTTGCAATAGCTGTTGATAGGCCAATTGCAGATGGAGATTGCAAGTTATCTCTTGGATACTCTGGATGCTGGACTCCATTTATATCAAGAACGTTAATCTTGTAGGCTGAAGCTCCAAGCCAGATCATAGCCTTACCATACTCATCAAGAATGACTGGATTGGTATTTGGAACTGTCAATGTAGCGTCTGTATAAGTTGCCAAAAGAGTATTAGTTCCTGCCTGATAAGTGAACACCTGACCACCAGCGAGAGGATTTCCGTTAGTGTCTGTCTCACTGAATAGTGGTGAAGTTATAGCTGAAGCTGCAATAGTCATCTTATTCCAATCATTTAGTAGTTAGAGGTAATCTTCATACACTGTTTGTAGACCTGAAACAACTGGGTTTCTGTGTAAAAAAGGGTTATGGTGTGGCTTACCAGGGTCGAGAAACTGGTGTTGTTGTTGAGGTTCTGGGTGTTAGGCTGGACGTATCCAGTGTTTGATTCACCCAGATTTACCAGAGAGTGCATTCCGAATATCGAGGCTACCCCGGCACCTCCAGCCGAACTGCAGGTTAGAGTGGCGTGGTATTGCAAGAAAGTAGTGCAATTGAGAGGAATAGTAACACCCACAGCACCCCAAGCTCCGATACCATCTAACCAGATCGAGATAGTGTTGGATACGGATGTGGAGTAAGCCTGGATGATGAAATCAATGTCGATGGTCTTCCCAGGCACGAAGAAGTTAGCCGGGAGGGTGAAGGTGCCAGAGTAGTCAGAACTGGTATATAGTGGATACTGAGTTCCGGTAGCAGCTGGAGTAACAGAGGCGCTGACATTTCCAGCCGGGTATATCGTCTGAACTGCGATGACACCACCATTCACTACTTTCAGTGGGTTACCAGCCGCTCCGTCCGCAGAAGTTAAACTATGTTGTGCTGAATCAAACCAAACATCTCCAACGTTTGGCGCTGCATTGGTTGACGGAGTAAAATTGAACTTGCTCTGCCCAACAAATGCTGGAACATTGTTCAAGGCATATCCAACTGTTCCAGCACTATAGGTATTTAGAGCAGAGAACCCAACCAGACCAGCACCATTTGATGCACTTGAGTTAAGAGCCAGATTAGAATAATTAGCAGCACTTGCGTTTAATGCACCACCAACCGTTCCATAAGCATAGGCATTGCTACTTGCATACCCAACCAATCCAGAACCATTGATTGGAAGGGTGTTTAGGGCAAGATTACTTGGGAAGGAGCCCAGTGAGCTTAAATTGTAGCCAACAGTCCCTAATGGATATGTCAGAGAAGGATTAAACCCGATAAGTCCAGCACCACTTGAAGCCTGAGTATTGTTCGATAGGGTTGAAAAAATGCTTGTGCTACTCGCAGGCTGGATATTATCCATGGGATAGCCTGCCTGAGTCACCCCAGCAGCATTCAAGAGGTTGAAACGATAGTTTAGAGGTCCAAGCCAGACAGTAGCCTGTCCATAGTTGTTGAGTGTGATAGGATTGGGATTCTGAGTTGTTAGAGTGTTGTCTGTATATGTTACCTGTAGAGTTGTAGTTCCAGAGGCATATGTATAAAGCTTACCACCAGCAAGAGGAAGACCAGTTATATTATCAGTAAATGTTAGAATTGGATTTGTAGCAATAGTTGCAGCGCTGTTATATGTCATGCGTTATACTCTTGTTATTATATTTATCGTCTTAATTACCCATAAATGCAGTAGCTACAGCACCAGCTCCAGATATTGCAGTTACAGTTGCTTTGTAGTATGAATAGTTAACAGTTGATACAACTAATGTTCCAACGGTTGTTCCAGTTAGCGAAATGGTTCCAAGCGAAGTCCAAGCATTAGTTGCACCTGAAATGGATCCATAGAAGGTTACTGTTGCTGCTGCTCCGGCATTATTACAGAATGCTTCAAAATGGACCACACTTGATGATGGTTTAGGCAGAGGGTCATTGCTCATATCCCCAACGCTTGATCTTGTTCCAAAATATGTTGCTGACATTTTATCTATCTCTCTCTTTCTTGGTTATTTGTTAAAGTCTGATTGGTTCATGAACTTTGCCGCCACTGGCAAGGCATTTTTCATTCTCTTTTTCAATCCAGTGATTTGTGATGTTTAGTGAGCGTGAATCAATGTGTGGTGCTGAAGGAAGACGCTGAAGCTCTACCTTGCCACATTCGGCACATTCCTTAGCTCCTACATCGTTCACTTTCTCATATAAATCTGTTTCAAGGTGCTTACAGTTCAAACAACGTCTATCGTAAATCGGCATATCTCTTATCTATCTCCACTATGGGACATTAAAACCTCTGCTCTTTAATCCAATAGAGCCAGTACCATTCCGACCAAAGCAATCAATGGTCATAATGGGAATACCACTATTGATATCATTAATGTTGCTCTTACTTCTAATAGCCATTTGGACTACTGTTTGACTTGGTTCAACACCATAATATGGAGCCAAACGAACTGCCATATTGTATTTCAGAGCTTCATTATATCCTTGTGGAACATCTATCAATGATATTAATCCTGTTACTTCTTCTAATTGGTCCCATGTATACAGAACACAGTTACAAGATGTAGCTGGAACAGGATAGAAATAGAGATTCATATAAGGATAGTTAGTATCGTTATATACGGCAGTTGGAAAGATTGATTCAATACTCTTGACTGAAATAGACTGCCAATGGTCAACATCAATGATTGAGATGGGTATCTCTACCTGCTGGCCCGCTGCACCTGGATAGAGGACTGAGCAGGACTGGATACGGGTTGGTCTGGGAATGTTCCAGTTGGTTCCGATACACAGACCGGCCTGAACCTGAGTGATTGGGTTAGGAGCTGTCCAGGACAAGCCATACTGATTGCCTGTAAGAAGGCCGGTAACTGTGGTGCTGGGTGGCACTCCACCAGCGATCAGGGTTGCACCTGGTTCCACGATGGGAGTACCAGCGGTGACTGTCATGGTCGAGCCAAGGATATTGGCCACAAAGGGATTCTGAGAACCAACCTGGTAGACCTGTTGACCAGCTACGAAGGTGAAGGTGTTGATATTGACGGCATATACCAACAGATTTTCAAGGTTCCAAGATCCAATCATGTCATTCAAGGCGATTAGGGCATTCTGATAACCTGATTCTGGCTCTGAGTTGCTATTTTCAGGGTCAATAACACCGAGCATCATTAGAGCACTTTGGATTATCTGTTTAGCCGTTAAGATCATTATATTTTTCCACTATACTTATTTCTTCTTCTTGTATCTTTTTAGCTAATGCTGCTTCTGCGTCATTTTTGAGTCTTGTAAGTAGTGTGTTGGATCGTCTGTGCTTTCTCTTAACCTTATGGGCATCTCTCCAGCGTTCAAGAGTTCTAACGTGTCTCTGGAGGTCATCAATCTCTTTTAATGCCTTTTTTAGCAGTCTTAAAGCATCAAATGTTTCATCTTTGTATTCAATACATTTACTACAATCTTCTTTGAGTTCCACCTTCTTAACTTGCTCATCTGACCATTCATTTTTATCAGGTAAACTATTAAAAAAGGCTTCACTTGGACAATAGAAACTGTCTTTTTGTGGATGGTATAACCATACTGGAAATATCATGTATATCTTTTACCTCTATACTTAAATACAGAAATGGCCACCCAAACATTAGAATGGATGGTCAAATACTGACTAATGCTATTAAAGTTCTACAGTAGTTACAGTAATACCAGAAATTGAAGCAGTTCCACCAGTTACAGCCATCAGAGAGGCATCAACCCAGTATGTAGTGCCTGGGATCAGACCATTTACCACGGCTACGACAGAGAAACCTGATTTCTGACCAGCAGTGATTGAACCTGAAGTTTGGGCAATGCCTACAAGGGTGCCAGTTACAGCAGCACCATTCACAGGAGCGGTTCCGGTTCCATACCGAATGTCAACAGTTGCACCATCGGCAACAGTGGCATTTACCATCTGACCACTAACAGCGATCAGAGCGTTATTGTATGAAGTTGGAGTGATTGAACCACCGATACCCTGCATTACAGCAGTTAGAGAAGTGGTGCCAGCAGGAGCCGCAATAGTAGCGGTTGAAGCAGCGGTAATGTTATTTGAAAGTGGAAACTCTGGTAACTTAGCAGTTACAGCATATCCATTAAAAGTAGCCATATTATATATATCCTTTTAGTCTATTATTCTTATCTTTAATTCTTAACTTACGATCCGGCAAGCAAAGCCTGGACGTGGCATAGCCCAACCATAGAGGATGTCAGCACGAATTAGCTGCTGGCCGCCCATACCGTCCCACCACTTAGAGAGACGAAGATTGATACCAGTTCTCTTATCCTTGATACGAACACTCTTACCACCTAAATCATCAATTGACTCTAAATCAGCAGTTGCAAGGGTAAATGCATCCTCATAGAAAAGAAGTGAGGTAGGAGAGACCTTACCAGTTGAGGTTAGGATAGGAGCGGTTCCGTCAGCACTCCACATGTAGACTGAAGATCCAGAAACAGGTAGAGCAGTTACATTCTGGTTAGGACCAGTTAGATACATGTTTGGGTAGACTGAAATAGTGATAGCACCAGCAGTATCAGACACCTTGTTTAGAACGGTGAACTGTTTTAGAGTTCCGGTAGCCTGTCTATTAGCAGGGTTGAAGGCATATACACCAGCGATGGTAAAGCAATCACCAGCATTTAGAGTAGATGCACCAGAGGCCCAACCAGTGGTATTGAAGGATGAACCACCATCAGTTGCACCTGTGGTAACAGCAACTACAGGGTTTGAGGTTCCCCAAGTTCCAAGAGTGAAGGTAGGAAGATTGGCAGTTGAGAAATACTTAACGCCTGAATAGGTTCCGCTAATTTCACCCTTTACGATATCCTCACCTAACTGTGACTGAGGATTAAACATACCAGGGAAAGCACCGACCATAGAGGCTTCCATGAAGGGGTTTAGAAGGCCGTTACAATCTCTGCCCTGTGGCTTAGCAGACTGGACAGCCATAGTTGCCTTACCATTTAGGAAAGGAGTCTGGTTTACGATTGCGGTTCCTGGAGTTCCAGCAAACTGATTGATACCTGAGTAGAGAGCAATACCATCTGCGTCCATACCCTCCCAAAGAGGCTCTAAGAGAGGTTCCAGAACATTCTTTCTCATCTCATCAACGTTTAAGCGCATCTGAAAATCAGAGAAATAGATTGAACTGTTATACTGCTTTAGAGTTACTGGAACTGGAACATCATTATATCCAGTAGGAACAGCAGCAGAACCAGCAACACGGCCATAGTATCCTGGAATACGGATGTTATAGGTATCACCAATTCGACCACCAGCACTTTCCCAGGCTTTACTATATTTGTGAGATACAGTCCGAGAGAAAGTTAGGTTATTCTGGAGAACGTCCATTGCTTCAGGAGCAATATCTCCAATGTTATTAAATGCATTCTGTAAAATAGTAGCCATTATATATCCTTATGTTTAGTATATTTCATACTTTGTTTTCTTCTCCAGCATAGGCTTTACGTTCTGTGCCTTAACTGGAGTAATAGGTTTTGGTGCCTTACTTACGGCAACCTTGGTTTCAGTTTTAGATACTTGTTCTGTTAACTTTGCTTCGATTTTACCAATAGCTTTAGCTTTGTTTAGCGTATTCATTCTATTGATTTCATTGTATTCATTAGCATGTGAGGCAAAGTAGTAATAGAGTTCTGAAGTTACCTCAGAATCTTTGATAAGCTGGACCATTTCTGGTGTTGGATTGTCAGTTGGATTCTTCTTTAGCAACTCATCGAGGTCAGGATGTTTAGTCTTAGCCTCTTGAATCTTTGCGGTAAACTTCTGTTGTTCAAGAGCTTGATAGATGCCAAGGTCAATTTGATACTTGATTGGATCGGTGTATCTGCTGGGATCTGGCATATTTGGGTCTGCTACAGGTTGAATCTCTGGAGCAACTTGGTTTCCCTGTCCACCCGTCAGAGCCTCTAACTGACCACGTAGGAATGCAGCCTCTTGCTTAGCTTCTTCACGTTCTTTCACAACCTTATTGATACGCTTTTCAATCCCGGTTTTCTTCTTAGTAGCTGGTTCTGATTCAGCTATATTTTCAGACTCTTCACCAGAGTCTTCAGATTCATTCTCTTCTAAGTCGCCATCGGCATTGGTTTCTGTAGTTTCTGGATCTACATTGTTTTCAGAATCATTAGATTCTTCAGATGATGTTTCTACTGCCTTAGTCTCTACTTCTGGAACTTCCCTTGCTGCTACTTTTGCTGCTAAACGTTCTGATCGGTCATACACTAAAGCTTGTTCTACTTCTGCTACATTTTCTTCTGACATGGATTTCCCAAGGTTAAGCCGGGTTTACAGTTCCCGTAAACTTACTAATCGTTATTTAATTCATCTTGTGGTTAAAATAGTCAATTAGACTGCTATAGCTGCCCTTCAGGAATAGCCTGGCTTGATGCCTGGTCTGTGCCTGGGGCTGGAGTGCTCTGTGGTGCTGGGATGGTATCCAGAGAGGCATTGTGGGTAGCCATATCCATTGCCAGCAGGTGTTTCTGAATGGCTGTCAGTGCCTCATGGGACTGTTCAGCCTTCATCTTTAGTTCTTCCATCTGAGAGGCAAAGACAATCTTGTTAGTGTCATGTTCCATCTGTGTCTTGTGCTTCAGTAGTTCAGTCTGCTGTTGAAGTTGGGCAATCTGTAGTTCGTTCTGTTGCTTATCTGCTAAGGCTGTCTCTTTCTGGAGAGTCTGGGTTAGCTGCTGAATCATGCCCTGCTGTTCCTGAACCTGCTGTTGAAGCTGGTCTAAGGTCTGCTTACCACCCTTACTCTTAGGCTGGAGTTGTGGAGGCAATAGCTTCTGTGCTCTCTCAGTCATCTGTAAGCCAATGGGACTATCAAGAGCCTGGAAAACGATATCAGCATATTGAGCCATTAGATTTGGATCTTTCCCAATCAGTTCAAAGAGAATGTTGGCATCTTCAATCCGCTTAGTCTGATATGATGGTCCAGAAGAGACAGTTACATCATATTTCCCAGCTTTAAGGTTAAAAATCCGCTCAACTCCGTCTAAATCAGCATAGCTTTCATCATATAGGGACATTACTGGAGCATTTGGGTCAATTTGAACCATCTTATGTTCTTCATCTATGCCAATGATACGGATAGTTCGTTTGGTATCGTAGATATGCGGAATCAGGTCAATCAACATTAGACCTTCCAAACGAATAGCTCTACTCAAATTGTCTGAAAAGTTATAGTTGCCAAGTGAACCTTGATTCTGAAGCGCCTTGATAGCTAAACCAGACTGGTCATTAGCCATCTTGTTACCCAGAGATGGATCATACAGACCATTGGTAGTCTTAATATCGTTCTCAGCCATATTTGTTGCTTCAATGAAGGCTTGAATGGCTGGTTCCTGATTCAATCTCTCTGGTGGAGTAAGCGGGTTTCCCTGGTCATCAGCAGAGGCATACTGAAGGTATGGATAGTTAACCCGATTGGCTGTCTCCCATGCTCGCTTATTGTCTCCATCTCCAACAAAACCCATAGGACCAACCCATGGAGCCTTTGGAGCAAGAGCAATAACTTCCAACATGTTATTTTTGACGATATTTAGCTCAAGCTGTTCAGTCTTACAGTTACGAACCATACCAGAGTAGACAGAAGAACCATCTAAATGATACTCTTCTCCAAATACTGGAATGATTGGAATATACTTACCAGCCCATTCACCTTCATCTAAGATTTCGATACCGTTACACTTATACCACTTGATACTTTCAGTGATAACGTCTCTCTTGGCTTCTACTCTCTTTTTATCTTCTTCCTTTAACTCATCTTCATATAAAGATCGTCCATCTTCCAGCTTACATAGTGTCTTCTTTTGTGTAACTTTCTTCCAGTATTCGCAGATACGGCAACCAGTTCTACCACTATTGCCATAGGTGAACCAATCTGGCTCCTCATCTCCCAAACTCATCCAAGAGTTTTGGTTGAAATTGACCAGCTTAGACTCTTGATACTGTTCCTTAAAATCTTCTACCGTAATATCTTCGCTGATAATTGCCCATGAGATATCAGAACCGTCTGCCGTCTTATAGGCTGGATCAATGTAGACTGAGAATGGATTAACAATTCTATCAATGATGATATCCTGGTCAAAGGTAGTATCATCCAAGTAGGCAGTTCTTAGACGATAGTATCCAACACCAGTTTTAACGCACCAATCAAAGGCAGTATCATAAGCCTGATCAGCACCACTAATATACTCAATATGTCTAATTAGACCTTCGTATACTTCAGCAGTATCCTTGTCAGCCTCATTGTTACAAGGATTAATCTTAACTGCTGGTCTATTACTTCTCTGGGCATTGGTGATCTGTTTAACCTGCTGATTGATACGGTCAAAGGAGAAGACTGGCTTACCCTCTGACTCTCTCTGAGCCTTGATAATCGGATCCCATTGCTTCTCAGGGTCGCAGAAGAGGTAATCATCATAACTTTTCTGTCTCTGCTCTTTTGAGGATTCAAAGGCGAGTCCAAAGCGTTCTTTTAACTCTTCTACTACATCATCTTTTGGTATTACTACTCTCTTCTTATTGGCCATTAGTGTATATCTCTTCTATAATTTAAGTGCTATAACATAAATGAATTTGGTGAAAGGTATGCTGAACTGATACGCTGTCCTCTAATTGGTCTTCCAAATGAGTCTAATTCTGGCTCTTTCTCTCTATCCTCAATCTTTTTGAACTTATGACCGAGAATTAGAGGCTGGATGGCATATCTTAGAGCATCAATCCCATGGTTATTTCTATCTTCAACGTCTGGAAGAATATGCCCTGTCAGATGGTCAGTTTTGTATGAGTATGTTTCAAACTCTTTTAAGATATTAATACATCTTGGGTGAATAATAATCTTGCTGAATGAGCGAAGACGTTCAATACCATCAAAAATAGAGCCTGACCATTTCTTAACTGGCATACATCTTGGATAACCATTCCTCTTCATGTAGGAGATGGTTTCAGGTCTGGCACAATCCATATAGATGATATATTTACGTGTTTCTGCTGGTTTTCTTGGGTTTATGAAGTCAAAAGCTGCTGGCATCCTATCTATCTCAAGACCCTTTTCAAAGAGTTCATATTCCACATATAGTTCATCTTCGTAGGCCCAACACTTGATTAGCGTAGTTGGGTCCTCAGCAAAGCCTAAATCAGAGCCAAACATTGGACTCCATAGACTCTCATTCGGAGTAAAGTCATAACTGGCAAACTTTCCAGCAAAGACCGTAGCGAGTGAATGTTCTAAGCACTCCCCAAGCCAAATCCAGTTAAATCGGTCATGTCCAGCCGGATCTTTTCTTGCTCTCTCCATCTCTTTCCGTAGGACTTCTGGAAAGAATGGATTATCCGTATAGTTCATCTTGATAATAATTGCGTTATCCAGAATATGGCCGTTAGTGATGAACATCTTGTAAACTGGATCATCTTTTAAGTGTGGATTAAAGGAAAACCATACTTCACTATCATTAGCTCTAATTGAAGGTAGTAGCAAATCAAGAGAGTATTGTGTTAGCGTCTGACTCTCTTCTAACCATGCTATATCTACGTTTGAGATGGACTTTATGCTATCAGCCGTCAGAGACGATAGACCAGTAAAGATAAACTCAGAACCATTCTTAATACATCTAATTGCTTTATCTGTAACTTCAAAGATAGAAGTTAGACCATAGTTCATGATGATGTCTTTTAATGTTGAATGAACGGACTGTCTAACCGAGTTTTGGACTTCTCTGGTGCAT